AGAAATCTGACTCGGAAGTTAAAAGTAAATTGTTAGCGATAGGCAAATCTGGAGCAGGACAATCGAGAATTATTCTAGCCGAAAATTACGGAAAAAGATTACTACAGGATACATTTAAAACGATATCCAAATAAAAATAAACCCCGATTCCTGTTAAGGTTTCGGGGTTTCTTCGTTATATCTCTTCGCCATAAATCCATTCAAACTTTGAGTTAAGTTTATTGAGAACGAATAGAGTGATTAATTGGAATCCAATAACAGCTACGAATTTCCAATTATAATATGAAAATACAGCCATATAAACAATAACTGCATTAACGATTACGCTCAGAACGACTAAAGAGCGAATGGCAAATTTGTACTGCCCCATTTTCTTTGTAACCATATTTATTTCCATTTTAATTTAATGTTTTTTAGAACTCATTAAGTCATCCTGATTTAATTTTAATTTAGATTTAAATTCAGTTACTGTTTCGTCGTCCCATCTATTACCTTCGTTCCAGAATGATAATAATTTCGTCGAAAACTTTTTAGCGAACGTTACGAGTTCTTTGCGTTTCTTATCGGTAGTATCATTCGTTAATGTATCTTTAACAATAAGTAAATCTGGTATAGAAATGATTAATACTTTATTCTGCGCATTGAGATTTGGGAAGAATTTAATCCTACAACCATGTTCTTCGTATTTCGTACTGATAAAAATATAACCACCGCTAACATTAGTCTGTTTAGGAGATAGATTAGCCATTTCGAATAATGGTTCACTATCTCTCCATTCTAGGTAAGATAACATATTTATTTCCTGTGACGAAAACTCTGTTTTAAATCAAATCCGTGACCAGTAATTTTATCTTTATCATGAATTTCTACTGGAGGTTTAATGTCAGGGGATTCTTTCATAACGTTACCGATAAAATAAGAAATATCCTGAAATAGTTTATCTGCTGGGTAAACGGAAGCTAATCCAATTTCGGATAACATTGGAGCTTTGAATTTAGATGTATTAGAATCGCCTACGAATAACAATTCCCCGAAACCGCTATAATCAAACCAGAATACCGGAGTATTTAATTTAACATGAATCTTAGTTAATTTTTCAACGAATCCTTTATTGCCGACTAATTGTTCGTAATTTGTAATCTTTTTGTGAAACTGATATTTCTCTTTAGGAAAGAAATGATCATATTGTTCTTGAGTAAAAAGTTTAAATGGATAATAGATATAATCTATTTTTTCTTGGTAGGTAAGAAATAGAATTCCATTGACGGATAACCATCTGTATCTTGAACTCTTGTCCCCGCCAACACTATACAGTTTATTATCTAAAGTGTATTTGTATTCTATTACTACATCTAAAGTTTCTTTTATTAAAGATTTAGTATAATCGTTGTTAGGAATAGGCTTTCTATTAAACACGATAGATTCATCTACTCCATATTGATGGGAAAGATAATCATAATAATCTTTAAAATCGCTAATGATTTTCATTAATATTTCTCCCATAATACTTTGTTATGAAATATCATCATATCAATGGCCAGATCTTCTGCATTAAGATTATACAATTTACCAAATGCATAAGGTTTTAGTTGATCAAATTCGGCTAACAAATCTTTAATTTTATCAAGGCGTTCTTCGCTTGAATTAATCTCAGAATCAAACTTCATTAACAGCCGACCTAATGTTGGTCCAATATGGTTATAAAATAAATCATCAGTCATTTTGATTCTCCTAATTTACTTTAGAGCTAACGATACGATTGTTTAGTAGGATTTCTTGTTGAAGCATTACCCATGCCATTAGTTCTTCTTGTTTATCGGCTTTAGTAATTTTCGGTTGAGGTTTCGTTTCAGCTAACTGGAATGAATCAAGGACAGATTTAAAGTTCATTTTATAACTCCTAATAGAAATTTTAAGTATGGATTATTGTACTATAAATTTCTAGGAAAGTAAAGAGTTTTCTTCAGATTGATAAGTTGTTTCGCATCCATTACATACATGCCATTCGTAACCTACAGGCGGATTGCTATCGTAATGGAACATATTTGAGCCGCAATGACATATGAATATTTCGCCGTTAATTTTTAGGAAATGTGTTTCGTTCATTATTCTACCCATCCCATTAATACATCAAACTCAGAATATTTTTGATAGACCGGTTTAAGCGTTTCCGAAAAATACTGGACAGTCTTTACATAAAACTTATCAGAATCATTAATTCTTAGTTTCTCATTGAGTTCTTTTACTGTCTTAAACTCAAACGATGATTTGACTTTAACGACACCATTAACGGTATCTCTGTTACAAGTAATATCTCTGTATCTAAATGTTGCCATGGTATTCTCCTGATTAAGCGTAAATTGTATTGTCGATGTATTGGTAGTGAACCTGTTTACCATCAAGATCCGAATAGACCTCACGAAGTTTACCTTTAATTTTTCTTCCAGGTTCAACTTTCCATTTAACTCCAGGAGAGTAAAGGAATTCTGCGGTATCAATATCCATACCAGAATTAACGATTTTATTCCATTGGCGAGCATCGCTCCATTTCCATACGGAATTAGTAGGCGTTTCTCCTTCTTTAACAGCGACTACAATTTTCCCGCCTTCCGGAACCAATTTATTAATGGCGGTATTTTGAGTTCTAGACAGCATGCAGTAAAGGTAAGCAACCTCAACGCCATTTTGAACCCAGCTTTTACCTATAGAGCAGTTGCCGCCAAAAAGTTGGTTAAACTCTTCAAACAAAGAAGTTTCGATTTTGTATTTACCTTTGATAACAGACGAACGGTTATCGTCTTCATCATATGGTAGGTATTGACCGCCCATATAAACTTGGTCTCCCCATTGATACCCATCGCAAGGCGCATGAAAACGACCATCTTTACCGATGGTCGGCGCATGAAAACGACCATCTTTACCGATGGTCGGCGCAACGCCGGCGCTTTCAACAAGAGATTTAAATGCGTTCTCACGACGAGTATCGTAAGCAGAAACAGCGGTTTCAACAGCAGCTTTGATAACAGAAAAAGTTAATTTAGACATAATATACGCTCCGAAAATTAGGATTTAAGTTCAATTTATAGATTCTATTATACTACGTTTTTTGTAAAAGTAAAGCTTTTTTTATCTTTTTTTTAAAAATAATTTACATTGCGTCAAGGTGTAAATTCATACTCATTATAAAGTCTCCAATTAAATTAATTCAACAAGGTCTTCATCTGCTTCTAGTGTTGCTGTAATGCTATGACCACATTCCAGATAGGTATCGCCTACATTATTAACATCAGCAAAAATATAATTGGTTCCATTTTGAACGCGCTTAACTGTAATGATATTTTTACCATCTCTGGTTCGGTATGATTTATTTGTTTGCAGTTTCATTATCTTTCAACCCGTAATGTTCTTTAATAGCAGCATCAACATTTTTTGTCACAGTTCTACCGGCTTCATAATTGACTTCATCTTCAACATAATATAGAACATCCTCTATAACCAGTTTTACAAGTTTAGCCATTTGTTCTTCAAATTCTTCATTTTCATCAACTAAGGATTCGTCCCATCTTTTAATCAATTTTTCAATTTCAGTTTTCGTCATTTTCTCCGTTACAATTTTGTTTTTAAGTTTATATATCTGACATTCTAACTGTTTAATATAAACATATATTGAATGTGGCACTTTAAAATGCTCTGATAATTTAGTTTCTAAATTTGTACAACATATAAAATATGAGGATGCCATCATTCAACTCCAAAATGGTTTCTAATTCTTTTCGCGCATTCGTCTACAATAAATCCATCCGCTGGACCATAGTGTTCAGTTCCTGTTACAGACAAACATTGACCGATACATTCTTGAATAATCAATTCAGCAAACTTTTCAACGTCCCTAGTCAAGTTAGAAGTATTCCATCCGTCGTCATCAAGTAATTTAACTTGGTAGGCAATTTCTTTAATTTTATCTTTCATAATTCTTCCCCTATAGTTTAGCAAGAGCAGTTAATACTCTTTTAGAACCGCCAGATTTATTCATTTTGAACAAACCTGTATTCATAGCAGAAACGGCACCAATACCGCCACCATCAGTTCCCCAAATAGAACCAGCAGATGTAGTAGGTAATAAACCAAGAATAGAATAGTATTCCATATCCGCAGTAACGAATTCTTCTTTACCGCGGATACGTTTAGTGATAGTTAAAATTGAACCGCGAACCTCTAAATCCCAACCTAAACGAGTAGCAGTTTCTTTAATGTTTAACGCAATTTCTTTTGACATGATACGCTCCGAAAATAATTTAATCACTGTTTAACTTCATTACACTCTATTATACTGATAAAAATTTAAAAGTAAAGACTTTTCTTAAATTATTTTCGAAATATTTTTTAATTCATTTTATGCCACGCGCTTCCTGTCCAAACGTGGACTTTATCCTCTGTCGTATTATAATATAACATTCCTTTTCTTCTAACCGGAATGGCGACGTTCGCGGCTGTATCTGTAGCGTAATTAGGTAACTCAGGAACGCCCACAATCTCGGAGTAATTAGCTGGACCATAAGAAACTTCATGCGTCACTGAATTATACCTTACTGTTTGTAAAGCAGAATTCGCAGTAGAATACCCTAATGAATCTACATAAAATTTACCAGAGTCTATCCATATACCATTAGAACCGCCTCCAAATAATAGTTTACCGATACTGTCATCATTTGTCAGTTGAGCGAGTATATTATCACTTGAATCTAATAATTGTAAATTGCCTAGTTTAACATCTTTACTGTTTTCAAATGTTGTGTTTCTGTTTAGTAATAAAGATCCAGTAGACGATGTTAATCCAATAGAAATATCAATATCAGGAGTGGTCGATTGAATAGCGTTATCAACAAATCTTAACTGACCTACTTGAAGTTGATTGGCGCCATTAATCTGAAGAACCCCATCTAATACAGTTAAAGCGCAATTTAACCCAGCATTGTTCTGGTCTTGAATGTAAAGCGTTCCTGGACCAATATAAATGGATTTCCATCTTAATGTGCTAGATCCTATAGTATAAGTGTTATCAAATACTGGTATGATATCTTCATCATATACCGTGGGATGGCTAATTATAGTGGCAGGCAAAGGTAATCCTCCGACTGTAACTCCATCAGATATCCTTAGAGCACCAACGTCAGGATCGTAGAATATTTCTCCAGGAGTGCCGATGAAGTTTTGAGTTTGAGTTCCGCCCATTTTATCAGCGAATAATTTATAGGTTTTGTTCATATTATAATTCCTTTTGTGTAGATAACAAAAAAACCGCTTAACCAATTAAGATTGAGCGGTTGTTAATTTATTTGGTTTTGTTATTGAATTTATCGGCTAAGTTTTTTAATTGTAATTCGCCTTGTTCTTTGCTAATTTTACCTGTAGAGACCGCATTTTTAATGCCCCAAGATTTAACTATAGCACCGGTTGCTGAGTTTTTAAAATCTTGTTGAGCTTTTTCTTTAGCCAATGATTCTTTTTCTTTTTTTTGTTCTTCTGGAGTTTTCCCGAATTTATCGCCTACAGTTTCAATTCCGAGTTGTTTAGCTAATGTTTCTGTCATGCCAACGACCATACCATTTTTGATAGTAATTTTATTAGCATCAACCCTTGAATCTTTAGGGAATTTTGGATGATCAATAGAATAATCTCCCCAATCTGGGTCTTTAATTGCTTTTAATGGAGTTACTATTTGAACATTGCCTTGTTTTAATTTAACAGGTTTAATTTGTTCATTTAACTGTTCAGTGAATTCTTTGTAGCTTAACATTGTTCCTCCTCGGAATAAATTAGTATTTAAAACAAAAAAGCCTGACAATCAATAAGACTGTCAGGCTCAACCAATTAGGCTAGGAAACCATTAACCGGCTTCAGCGATTCGTTTAAAGTAATCCATGATATCAGCATCATCGTCACTCGCAGGAGAAGTGGCTGGAGTAGAGGAACTTGTGTAGTTCGATGTAGACTGAGGCTTAATTGGAGTTTCCGCATACGAATTAGTCATCGTATTTGCGTTTGGAACCACTGGAGCATCAGGATTCGTTACCGATTGAAATTTTCTTGATAATTCTTCAAACGATTTAAAGTTTTTGCGATCTAAGAATTCCGATAATTTATGTTGTTGATTTACAACTTCAATCAGTTTAGTTTCATCGCCATTTAATAGTTCAGAAGGATCGGCAAAAATAGATTGATCATAATTAGGATACCCATCAACAGTTCTGATGCGAAGTTTAAAGTTAGCACCTTCCCATAAATCGAATACATTAACTTTAGGATCATCAGCAAAAGTCGGATTAAATTTATCCATGATTTTATCCATGATTTTCTTACCAAACTTGAATAAGAAAACTTTGCCATTGTTTTCTGGGTTAGCCGGATCTTCTAATACAATGATGTTAGAAAAATATTCTAAACGACGTTTGCGATTTCTAGCTAACTCTTTATCGGCTTCATTACCGGTATTCCATAATCTGGAATTATCAATTGAGACTGGATCTTCTTCATTAATAGTAGTTAATGAATTTTCAATATACCATTTACCGGTTGGACCTTGGAATCCATGAGTATATAATTTGACCCATGGCAAATCATCGCCTTCTAGTTTAGGTAAAAAGCGGATAAGAGCAGAACCGTTACCAGCTTTATCTCTGGTTAATTTCCAGATACGGTTATCTGCGGATGAGCTATTTTGTGACGGAGGATTAACGATTTTTTCCATTTCAGCTGTAATAGAACTGAAATCAGCGTTGCGCATTTTTCTTAACGATTCGATATTAATAGACATATTAGTTTCCTTATAAGCGATGTATTACGATTGATTTTCTTGCTATCATTTAATAACAAGATTAGTTATTATACTTTAATTTAATATCAAAGTAAAGTTATTTAAAAACTTTTTTGGCTATAGATTCAACAGAATAATTATTTTTAGCAATATCTACTATCGCATCGAATAATTTTTCGTCGGAAATAAGGTGTAATTGTTTTGTTTCGGATAATGTATATAAAACCATTAATGCCGTCCTTTTATTACCATCAACAAAAGGATGATTTTTAATTATACCTCTAACAATAGAACATATTTGTAGTTCAGGCGTTTCGTAATAATCTATAGCAGAAAATGCTGAATATAATAAATCTTTCCTAGTTAAAGTTCCTGGTCCATTACATAATTTATTAAGTTCTACAACATCTTCAGGTTTAAGCATCTTCTAACCTTTTCAAGATATCTTTATGTTTTATTGCCATTTCTTTAGCAATTTCTATAAACCTTTCTTTGGGCACATTTAATACATTTTCTTTTTTAGGTTTAACGTTTTCATTTCTAAATTCTATATACGATTTCATAAAATTCCTTAAAGTAAAGAAGATTGTCGATAAACAATTCTTAGTTTATCTAAATCATATTCAACAAACCCAGATAATTTCTTAATCCGAAGGAATTCTTTTTCGAATATCGGATAATCAATATCTAAGAAGCCGAACATTTTATTTAGTATATTCATGGTCTCAATAGAAATATAGCCTCCCATGAACATTCTAAACGTAAGGGGAATTTCCCCATTGGCAAAATCAAACAGATTGGTTTCGCCTTTATCCATTTCCAGTTCAAGTTTAGAGATATCTTCGCGGAATACATTGGTGATGCTTTGTTTCCGTTTTAGGAATAACAAGTAATTATCCACACAAGAATCATCTAAATCATAAATGAAATTGGGTTTTCCATAAGCAATATTAGCTGCTGTAAACTGTATGACTTCAATATCAGATTTGAATAATTTAGCGGTTTTCTCAAACACACGATAATCATCTCGTCTCAAGTAGCTATTATAAGAGCCTTTAATTTTACCGTTACTTCTGAAAATATCATAAGAAGTAGAGTTAAAATGTAATTTAATGGAATTATAATATTGATAGATTCGATAACCGTCCATTACACATCCAATGTAGCAGTTTTAGGTAATAGTCCATTGGCAATAAATTCGTTCTCAAGTTTACCTTTAATAGAACGATTTAGCATAGGAACAATTTCCGCTACATCTAAGAAATGTTCTTCACAATATTCTAAGATAATATCTAATACAGGTTTCTTGGTAGCAGCAGCTTCGCTTTCGATAAACATTGAAAAATCATTAGACGTTTTAAACATAAAATCCTCAATTCAAAATATTTAATAATTATAACTTAGTTTTCCTACAAAGTAAAGATATTAAACTCTTTCTTTATAGAACCCATGATGCCCTACCTTAGACACCAAAGCAATTTTCATTTGTTTAACATATTTCAGTTCGTTATCTTTGAAAAAGAATAACGCGCCACCGGAAACGTCTTTAAGTTTATGCTCGTAAATCATTTTTGCTAGGTAATAACTGTCAAATTTCTCTCTTCCAGGAATCACAGGAGGTAAATTCATACACGCCCATGAGAACTGACAGATTAATCTTCCATGTTTATAGCCTTTTTGGTTTACGACTCCGCAGACTGTTTTAGGATAGGATTTATGTTTAAGCCGATTCATGACAACTTCACCGACTAAGACTTTACCTACCACTGACTCGCCACGCGATTCCCTATAGATCGCCTGACCTAAGCAATTGATTTCAGATTCAAGAAATTTACTTTCTTCATGTTTAGCGTAGACTACTGTAGTTGACGTTAACACAATTGCTGCTGATAATATTAGTTTTAACACAATTATTTTTCCTATTAGTTCAGAGTATCCCCGTACAACAATTAAGCGATACCCTTTACCCAAATCAGTATATAATGTTCTTACTGGTTATTTGGATTTGGTTATTCTCATTGACCAGTTGCTTTCCTAAAATCATCTCGACATTGTTTAGCGGATAACAACCAATTTTGAACAGGTTCAACGAACACTTGAGGTAATTCATCGTCCACCAAAATAATAATTACTATTTGTTTGGCGGATAAGCCTGTTCTTTCTCTAAATGCTAAACTGTAAAAAGCCGCTTGTTGAAAATAGTTTGTAATCCATTCTTTACGTTTTAACTTGTTTGATGTTTTAAAATCAATAATAGATAAAACGCCTTTATAGTCTGCTATACAATCCGCAGTACCCGCTACCTCTAACAAATCAGAATATAATCTAATTTCATTACCGTGAATGTTATCAATAAAATCTAACTCAGGTTTAATTGAGCGCCATGATTCTAAATCAAAATCCTGCGGCATTACCTCTTTATTGTTAAGATAGTCCTCACATAAAGAATGAACTCGTGTGCCTCTATTTGAAGCACGTGCGGATATTTTATCAGCTTCAGCATGTCCTACCTTATTCCTCCATTCTTGTATAGCTCCCTTTGATGCATATGATGTTACCGATGTCACAGAAGGATATCTTTTACCTTCTGGTGTCTGATACCAACGTTTACCATCTATGTTTACTCTTACCAACTGAGCTATCTCTGGATGAGCTATATGTGTTTTCAATTCAATTTTCCCTTTTCAAATACAGCATCATAATTAACACTCTTAATATCAATTACAGAGTAAATAAGAATTTCATCAGTAATATCTTTAATGTGAGAGAAAATTGAATACAGTTTCCGTAACGCCTTAATCAAATCATCCTCATTATCAGAAATGTAAGCGAAATTCCCTTGATACCCTACATTATCGTTTAACAATAGTTGCTGAGTAACAAATTCGCAATCGCTATCAAACGCATCTTCATTATAATGTATATTCATGATAAAGTAAAGCGTATCTTTCTTTGTAAACATAATATAATAACCCTATCAAAGATTAGTCGTTCTATCCAAACAAGAACCTGGAGTCCTAGCATGTATCTTCTGTAACACTTCTTTAAACCCACTATCCTTAATTCTAGTAGCATCTAACCTTGTAGGGTCAATCAATTTGGGAGTCCCAATAATTACTTCTAATTCAGGATGTTCCTCTTTATATCCATCCAATTTGCTTATAGACATAAACACTTCAATTACTTCTTCGGTTTCTTTATTCTTAAACGAATAGAATGGCATATTAAATCTCTTTCAAGTAAAAAGCAAAAGCAGTTCCAGTTAATGGTTTAGTTGACCGACTTTTCTTATCAAAATCGATACAGTAAGCCTTATCGTTATCTAATACAGAAGAACTCCACCATTCTCCTTTACCGAATTGTTCTTTGGCTTGTAAATATACTTTCCCAATTACTTCTTTACTAGGCAATTCTGCGTTATCAGCAACAGCCCAGTTATAAGCGTTTTCCCAATTTAATTTAACATTAGAAGTAGTCACTCCAAATAATTTATTATCAATTTGAATTTGGAATTTAGGACTTTTAGCTACTATTTCTATTGTTGGTTCAAATTCCACTTCGATTCCGGAATCAGATTTAACTATAGCGGTTGTAACGCCTTTTAATTTATTATCAATTTTAATTGGTTTAGTTTTATTCTTAACAATTGAGATTGAATCGTTTACGTTAATTGGATCGTTAATTTTACTCGAATTTTGTTCCATAATATGTTCCTCTATTTTTATTTAGTTACTTTATATAGTCTAAATGATTTAAGACCAAAAGTAAAGGAATTTCTTAACCAACTTTATTTAATCCGCTTATCCTTAATTCACGCCCGACTAGGCTATTATACGGGTTTCTATAAACAAAGTAAAGACTTTTCTTTTAACATATAATCCCCCACTGAATCTTCTCAATAATTCCAGAACAAGCTACCCTACAGGGTCACTCCCATATATCGTATATAATCTATAACTCTTTGTTTTTATTAGAGTTTATTTTTAAAGGATAAACGTCTATATGCTGTGTATTTACAAGGTTTAGTTGATTTTAGAATAGAAATTGGGATAGAAATCGGAAAGTCTGCGGATAATAAAAAGCCGACAATAAAGTCGGCTGGAAGTTAAGATTTGTAAATTTTGTAATTGATACCATTTAGTGTAGTGTTATGGCTATAAGTTAAGCCTAATTTTTCAGCAACCCTAATAGATGCGATATTGCGTTCATCTACTTGATATACGATTTTCGGATATAATTTTAAGAATTCCTGACAAGCAGCAACAGCGATTCCTTTATTACGATAAGATTGTTTAATGATAATGGATCCAATTTTATAATACGATTTATCATTAGGGATACGAAACGCCTCAGATTCATTAGCAGTAAATAGGTTTTTCGGAAAGGATAACCCCACAGGAATATCATTTTCTAAAATAACCATCATGGGTAATGCGTCAGGGTTCTTTTGTCTATTGAGTAATAATTCTTTAAAGCCTTCTTTCATATTATCGCAAATAGATTCGCAAGATACACAGAGTATATTTTTCACCCAGTTTCTGCCGGTAAATTCTGATTCAAATAATTCATGATAGATTGGCAGATATTGTTTATCATAATCATAAGTGAATTTAATTTCAACCATATTCCCTCTCTATAACATTTTAACGTGAGATTTATGAATCCTACATTGGATCGTGCCGTTATACCAAAGATCCGGATGTTCTAAAACCTCATGTTGGAACTGAAGTTTAGCTTCCATATAACTCATCATTCCTTTAGTGGAGACCAAATATAGAATTTCCCTTTTGAACATATCTTTCCCAAGAAGTTCAACATCACCATTTAATTCTATAGAACTGGAATAATAATCTTTCCAATTTGATTCGCTTATTTTTTTGACTTTCTTTTTCTTTTTCTCGCCTGATTTTAATGTGACAGTTTTTATTGAGGATGTAAATGAATAGAACTGTTTCTTACCGATATATCGCCTTCCATTAGTAAGGTTAGTTATTAGGTAAATGAATCCAATAGATTTTCCTATTAAATCTTCAGTAAATTCTTGTCCATTATATTCCCACATAATATATTCGCCTATCAAATATAGTATTTAGCGGAATTCGTTAGGCAATAAAAAGCCGACAATTACGTCGGCTATCTATTTATGCGTTAGGAGGAGGTAATATTTTGCGTTTAACCAATGTTCTTAATATATCTAAATTGGCTGTTTGTCTACCATTTTTAGGTCCATTTTCTATTACTGAATTTTTTGTTATTATTTGGTCAATAACGGTTTGAATATCTTTTTTATGTTCATTACCACAAGTTTTAGTTAGATATTTTAACAACTCTTTTTTGTAAATATCTTTATCTCCTTGTGATGTACTAGTATTAGTCCATTTTGGATATAAAGCATCCATATCTGATAATAATCTAGCACCTTGTTCTGCTCCAGTTTCTTCGTTTAAAAACGATTCCATAACTGCGTTTTTAAACTGTTCAAATCCTGACATTCCACTATCCTCATTTAGTGCTTTTTTATCTTTTGAATTCATATCGAAATAGTATTCAACATGTTTTGTGTTATGCTGAGCATATAGTAATCTAGCAATAACAGCTTCCTTTCCGCCAGCTTCTGCCATACTTTTTGCTTGTACTTGTACTTTACCGATAGAATTATTGTTTCTCAGTAAAGTTTCATTGCTTGCTTTTTTCCAAGACAGGTAATC